ACTTTAATACAACTTAACTATCTTAGAGATGCTCCTGTAGAAATTTATGCTAAAGACAGAAAATGGTACCCAGGTAAATACTATGCTACAATTAATTGGGGTAGTAATGATATAAATACAGATATAACATTGTCTGAAGATCCATCTGAACACAAGAGTCATCATATTATATTTCTTAACAATGGTCAGATAGCACTGCAACCTAATAATAGGATTAAGTGGTCTGAGCCTAGCTTTGTTACTAAGCCTTTTCCTACTAAACCTGACTATCTGGTATGTGATGAATTTTATAATGTAGAAGATTATGAAAAATGGAATACAGAAGATTCTGATAGAATGTTTTATGATAATGAATAATTTTTATTATATTTGCAGTGTTCATTTTTACAATTAAAAATTAACTTACTTGATTGATTTGCTAGAAGCCCTGGAATTTTTCCGGGGTTTTTAGTTTAAACAAAAAAAATTTATATATTTGTCAGATCAAGTTTATTATATGAGATGACACTAGAACAGAAAAAGTTATGGTTACTTGTTGCAGAAAAGACAGGGTCTAACTTGGAGGCTAGAATGGTATATGATGAGCTAATAAAAATACTTGACATGGAAAAAGATACAGTGATTGTTTCTATCACAGAAACAGAAGGAGGCTTGGAGGTAAGAGTTAATGAGGGTGCTTATGGCAATCCACATATAATAGGTATCTTAGAGAAGATTAAGTTTACCCTTTTATCTGAAGATCCCCCTATGGTAGAGAAGGTATCTGCTACCAGCACCAGTCAGAAGTATGATGCATAAATTTTTAAAACCAACAATATGAGTGAAAAGAAACCAGTGTACAGTGTACCAGATCAAGCTCCAGAAATAATAGAGCACAAGATCATCCCATTTGGACATCAGTTAATGGGATTAGATCCAGATAATTTAGATGATACTACAGTAACTAAAGTAAAGTTACTAGCAGCTGAAATGGCTGAGATCTTAAAGACAGACTATGAGAATGAAAGAGGTCCGTTAAAAAGCCTACTCTTTGACCATGCATTAGGTGAGATATTAAATGCATCTATGTCAGTAGTAAAAGTATTAACTCTAAAAAATAAATGAACATGAAACCGTTTAAGTTATTAAGAGGCCGCACTATTTTGTTAAGTGTACCTGAAAGAAAAAAGTCAGCACTTGAGCTGTCAGCCAAGGATGAAGAAGCAATGATGCAAGAAGCTGCAAAACTATGGAGTAGACTTACAGTTTATGCCATAGGAGATAAAGTAGAAGATGTTAAAGAAGGTGATGTTGTCTACGTAAGAACAGGGGCTTTAAATATGGAGCACATGGAGCGCATTGAAATAGATGGGCAGATCAAGCTTGTTCTTAATGAAGGTGATGTAGTTATAGTATGGTAAGTTATGGCTGAAAGAAATTATAACACATATAAACCAAGTCCAGGTGATACATACTCTCCATATAAAGATATGGTGGATGGAGTTTATGGAAAGGATACATATATTAATAAACCATGTGCTCCTTTAGCAACAGAAATAGATTGGCAGAAAAGGATTGTAAACTTAGATGAAGGACCAAGGCCTGACTATTATGGTGGTAAGGATAATACATATGAAGTATTTCAAGTATTAGAAGCTTGGGGACTTGATAAAGACTTCTATCTAGGTAATGTAATTAAATATGTGGCTAGAGCTGGTAAGAAAAATAAATTAACCCAAAAGGAAGATTTAAAAAAAGCTTTAGTATATTTACAAAAAAGAATTGACTCACTATGATAGTAGGAATAACTTTTATACTCAGTGTACTATGCATTGGATTTCTCTTTCTAGTACATAATGCAATGAGTAAGCCTTTATACAACAAGATACACAATGTATGGGAAGAAGACCCAGAAGGAAAGAAATATGCTAATATAACCTTAATAGTAATGTTGCTTATAGCATTCTTTACAGGTATGATGTTTTAACCTACAACTCTCCAAAAAGAAAAGATCCTCAGTTTTTTAGCTGGGGATTTTTTTATGTAAAATATTTTTTGTATATTATAGTATATTTATAAAACTAATTATCATGGACATTTTAAATTTTATTTCTTGGATAAGAGGACGCAGACAAGTAACATCTGTAGATCCTAATAAAACACTTTTACCTGTAGCACTTAAAGATGGCAGAAGAGATGACGCTTGGTTAACAGGGGCTATCAGTGTACAAGACTTTGCAGATCAATTAGCACCAGGTACTGTAGGACCAGCTGGACCACAAGGACCTGCGGGCCCGCAAGGTATTCCTGGACCACAAGGAAATCAGGGAGCTACTGGACCTGCTGGTATACAAGGAATTCCTGGAGTACAAGGTATCCAAGGAAATCCTGGACCTGTAGGACCTGCAGGTTTAGTATGGGAAGGTCAATGGGTATCTGGTACATCTTATTCAGTAAATGATTCAGTTGGTTACAATGGTGCTTCATGGTACTGTATTGCTCCAACATCAGGAACAACTCCTCCAAACGCAGCTCCTGCAAACTGGGCATTATTAGCATCTCAAGGTGCACAAGGTCCCCAAGGTATTCAGGGTCCGCAAGGTATACAAGGTGCTGTTGGACCACAAGGTATACAAGGACCAATTGGATTAACCGGACCTACCGGTGCTCAAGGACCTCTTGGACCAGTGGGGCCAACAGGTGCTCAAGGAATACAAGGTGTACCTGGGCCAGTAGGACCTGCTGGACTAAATTGGCAAGGTGCATGGGTTTCTGGAAATTCATATAATGTAAATGATGCAGTTGCTTATTTAGGGGCATCTTATTTTTGTATAACAGCAACATCAGGAACTACTAGTCCAGATGTTGATCCTAACTGGGCTTTGTTAGCAGCAGAAGGTCTTCAAGGACCTGCAGGTGCAACTGGTGCTACGGGTGCAACAGGAGCACAGGGTGCACAAGGACCACAAGGAGTTCCAGGACCAGTTGGTCCAGCAGGATTAAACTGGCAAGGTGTATGGTCTAGTGCTACAACATATGCTGAGAATGATGCTGTATCTTTTGGAGGTGCTTCATACTTTTGTTATAACCCAGCTGGTGTAGGACCCTCAGTTTCTGATCCAGCTACTGATACTGCTAACTGGGCATTACTTGCTGCACAGGGGGCAACTGGTCCTCAAGGTCCACAAGGAATTCAAGGGATTCCTGGTCCTTTACCAACTGATTATGTTAAAAATATATTCACTCTTCCTTTTGAAGGATCTCCGGTTACAGGATCTACTAGTCCACAAGTTTCAGTAGTTAAAGAGTTAACAGGTTTATTGGCACCAAGATCAGTTCTTGAGGTATCTTGGAGTTGCTACAGAACTACAGCATTTGGATTTCTTCAATCTCGAGTATATATATCAGACACACCAGATTTTACAGGTAATTTTACACTAATTGCAACAGGTGCAAATCAACCTGCAGCAGTAGATGCATACTTAAGAAACATTAGAGATTTTAGAAAAATGGATGATGAAATTACATTCTTTAATGGAGCTCAGCAATCATCATCTGATTTAAGTAATACAGCTAATACTAGACAAAGCATGACTTTTGATGAAGGTTCTGTTTATATTATATTTGCAATAGCCTTAACTAATCCTAATGATGTGGCTTATATAGATAGAGTTCGTATAACTGAACATGCTTTAAACATATAACTAATAACATTTTAAACTTTATATCATGGATATTTTAAATTGGCTATACATAAAAACATCTGGTCTAATAAAGACTAAAGCAAATGACCCTAAGACAGATCTAGTAGCATTAGGTGCTAATGTTGGATTTAACAAAAGAGATGATCAGTATCAAACTTATGCTATGCCATTAGTTGATGCAGTGCAATCAGGTTGCACAGGTAATACTAAACATTATGAGTTAGATATTACAATAAATAACACAGTTACTGTAAATACAACCAGGGGTATTATTGATATTACTGGTATGGGTACAAATCCTTTTTTAACACCAGATATTGGTTATGCAACATCTACTGTATTTTTTATTGATAACCCAGATTTAGATCTAACATTTGCAAATAGAGATAATATATATGTACAGTATTCACTGTACTATAGTCAAGGTGTAGATGACAATGCTATTCCTTATTTATTGTCTACTGGTGTTGCTGCAGGTGTAGGATTTAATTTATATAATGCAAATCCAGCTGCGGCTGACATAGCTAACTGGACAGGAGCATTGTATGTATACTATGAACTATACACACTTAATTAATCATGTTACAGAATCTTACAAACTTCTTTAATCTTATCAGAACACGTAAGATTAAAACAACACTTGCAGATAATGATCTAATAGCTGTAGGTACTAGAGATAATACCTGGGGTGGAAACTACCAACCTACTGCCATTACTTATGCTAACCTTTTATCTGAGATAGAAACACAAGTGTTAAACATAGCAGCTCTTAAATTTACATATGAGATAGGTCAGTATGTTCCTGCAGAAGGAGGTGTAGTATTTCATAGATGGTTATCTACAACTCCTTTCGGAACACCAACATCAGGAACTGTAGAAAATTATCTTGTTGTAGATACTACAGATTTATCAGCAGGTGCACAGTGGGCCACACTGTATTTTGATATAGGTATTGCTAATAGTACATGGAATGGAGCATTAAACACACAAACTTGTTTTTCAGCAGAAACATCACCTGTGACAGGTATAGTTCCTGGTGTTGCAAGTTGGCTATGTTATAGTAGTACTAATAATGGTAAAACTGATTGGTATCTTCCTGCTGTTGATGAAATGAGTAAACTCTGGCATAATAGATGGGAAGTGTCTCAAGGTCTTATTACTTCTGGAGGTGCTCAACTTGCTATTAATGATTACTGGACAAGCACACAAGAAGATGCTAGTTATGTGTTTACATTTACATTTATTGGTGGGGCTGCTGGTTCTGGTGGTAATAAACTAACTCCACTTCATGTACGTGCAATAAGAGCATTCAGTATATAACTAAAACTAATAATTATGTCAATAGGAAATTTAAAAGATACAGGAAACCAAGGTAATAATCTACCATATCAGTGGAAAGTATTACAAGGACTTCAAGCTATTCTAGATGAAGTAGCTCAACCACTTACTTGTGTTGATGATAGCATAAAAATATGTGATGCAAATGGTGATACATTAAACATCAATGCTAACGGAAGTATTAATACTGTAATACAAAATGTTGCCGGCACCTCTGTTACAACTACTACAGTAGGTGCTGATGTAGGACTTGATGTTAATATAATTAATAATTTACCATTAGAAGTAAATATTACAGAAGCTAATGATAGCATTCTAGTTTATGGAAATGACGGTGCTGTTAACAGAAAGATTAAGACTGATGCTGCTGGTGAGTTACAGGTAGATATATTAACTATGCCTGCAACATTTGCTGAAGATACAGCTCATGTATCTGGTAATACAGGAGCATTTGTTCTTGGTGTCAGAAATGATCTTAATACAGTAATGACAAATGCTGATGGAGATTATTCTCCTATAGCTGTAAATGATAAAGGTGCTGTTGCTATTCAAGATGGTGGTAATAGTATCACTGTTGATGGTGGTACTGGTGTTCAAAGAACTCCTACGTTTTTAAGGCCTACAGGTGTATCAGGTACTGTTGCGGCAGGAACATTTTCTATGTCTTTTGCTAGTGTAGGAACTGCTAATGCAACGGTTGGAGGGATTACACTTAAACCAGGGGAAACATTAAACTTTGATGCAGGAGCTATTAATAATACATTAGGAGCTGTTAGTTATAGTACTCTTACAGCAGGAGCTGAATTAATAATAATTACACTTACCTAGTGGCAACTGAAATAGAAATAAATAGTTACTATTCTAACCCTTTAGGTTATACTAGAGGTTTGTATGCTCAAACAGCAAACAGTACTCCTATTACCAATACTATAGTAGAAACATCTCTTATTAATGGAGGAGTAGGTAGTTTATCTGTACCTGCTAATTTCTTTAAGATAGGTGATAGCTTTAGAGCTGTAATGGCTGGTATATTAAATGTAGCTAATAATCAGACCATAAGAATAAGAGTTAAATCCGGTTCTGTTATATTATTAGATAGTCTTGCTCAACCTATTACTAACATTACTAATGATGTATTTTCTTTAAATGTAGATTTTACCATTAGACAGTTAGGTGTAGCTGGTGTAGCTTCTATAGTTTCATTAGGAACATTTCATTATGTTAAAACATCAAATGCTTCTGTTCAAGGATTTGCATTCAATCAAGTTAATAATACTACTTTTGATACTACTATTTCTAACACACTAGATATAACAGTACAATGGGGAGCAGCTGATCCAGGTAACAGCATTTACAGTGATATATTTATTTTAAACAAAACATATTAATATGAGTACAGGAATTAATATAGGAAAAAGTATTAAGATTCTTGATGAGGGATCACAAATTACACCAGATGTAAGTCAGATTGATTTTACAGGTTCTGGAATTACAGCTACAGCTGTTGGTAATAATGTTACTGTAAATGTAACAGGTGCATCAGGAGTATGGGGTATTTCTAATGCAAGTGGAGTATATACTTACTATGCTACTCTTACTTTAGCTATGGCAGCTGCTGCATCTGGCCAAGTTATTGAGCTTTTTTCAGATGTGACTGAATCTGGATTAGTTAGTGTAACATTAAAAGATGGAGTAATCATCCAAGGTAATGGACATACATATACCTATTCTGGTAATACAGGAAATGTATTTACAACTCCTGCTGGGAATGGGACATATACATTTGTAAATATAAATATAAAAAGAGCCAATACTGCTACATCAACAGGAGTAATTTTTTATGGTGGAAGTGGATTTGCTACAAATGCAATATTTAAATTTGTAGCTACTACTGTAACATATACAACTACCACAGGTAATGCATACTTTACAGGTAATGATACATTAACCTATATGGTAATTGATGGGATAAATGCTATAGGTAATACAGCTAATTATATGTTCGGAACTTCTGGTGAATATGTATATAATATAAAAAATTCAATAATTGAAAATACAGGATCTGGAGGATGTGTTGCTTCATTTAATTATGCAGGAGGATGTTATTATGAAAATTGTTATATTAAAACAAATTCAGGGACAGGAATATTTTTGAATTATGCATCTGATGTAATTAGAAATTGCACTGGTATATCATCTACTGGTGTTGCTTTTGCAGGACAATCAGGTGCATCTGCTTATGATTGTTTTGCTTTTTCTAATACAAATAAAGCATTTAGTGGGTTAGTGGCTTATAATTGCACTGGTCAAACTACTACAGGTAATGCTTTTTATCAATCAAACGGCTATAATTGTACTGGAAAATCAACAACAGGATATACAGTAAGACCATTTTTTTCAATGTCTAAATTTTATAATAGTTCATTTTACTCATCTGGTTCAATAACTGTTTATGATGTAGACTATGGAGCATCTTTTTATAACTGCTCTATAATTACAGATTATAATAATGCGGCAGGTCATGGCGTATCAATTGGTCCATCATCAGGAAATCCTGCATTTGTAAATAACTATATTCAAGTAGCAAATACATCAGCTAATTGTATAAAGTCAACGCCAGCATCATTTACTGGAGTGGTAACAAATACAGTATTTAAAGGAGCAACAACTCCAATAAATGCAAATGTTACTTTATCAGCAGTTACTATTAACACAACTTATAATAATATTACAATATAATGGATACTTATAAAATTGATATATTAAAATTAAGTGACACGATAGTGTCTCAAAATTTAAAAACACAAGAGCAGAAATATTTTACAATCTCTGAACTAACAGGTGAGTACTTACTGGTATATACTGATTTTATGTCTTTGGTAGATAGCAAATTAACTATTGAATATAATCAAGTATTTGTAGGTGAGGAAGTTGTAAGAAGATTTGTAGGTATAGATTTAGAAGGAATTAATATAGGTGATTATCAAGAAACACTTTATGATGATTTAACTGTAGAAGAAAAATCTACATTTGATGTATTCTTTACTGTATTTACTAAGTAAAAATACCTAGTAACCCATTGTAGTTTCATTTATTTTTATTATATTATAGTATATATTTATAATTTAAAAGACATGGAAAGCTGGGTAATGACTCTTATCATTTTTATTGCAAGTTTAGTTTTTGCTATATTTGGGTACTTTTTAAAAATGATTCACTCTGATGTTAGAAAAAACACAGAAGAACAAGGCAAACTAAAAGGTAAAATAGAACTAGTACAACAAGAGAATCAAATAAAATATCAAGCACTACAAGAACTTACACAGCTTGAAATTAAAAACTTAGCAAAGAATGTAAGTGAATTATCAGATGCAGTAAAGCTATTTATAATAAATAATAGACATGAATAATTTAAAGAAAAGATGGAATGCTCCTACACCTAAGTTCTGGAAGAAAGTACAGAAAGTAGCTATTGCAGTAGGTGCAGCAGCAGGAGTAGTAATTGCAGCTCCTATAGCATTACCAGCAACTGTAGTAACAGTAGCTGGATATTTAGTGACTGCAGGAACAGTAGCAGCAACACTATCCCAATTAACAGTAGAAGATTACAAGGATCTTGATGAAGTAATAACTAAAAAAAAGAAAAATGGCAAAGAAAGTAAAAGCCCCAGTGGAAATTAATGCTGAAGTTAAGGTTAAGAAAACCAGAGTAAGTGTTAAGAAAAAAGACAAGAAATTAGATGTAGTAGTAGATACACCTAATACAGATGTAGAAGTGCATGCAACTGAAGAAGAAAAGAAGTTTGTACTAGACTCTAGAAAATTAGATGTAGAAGTTACTAAAACAAATGAAGGCACTACAGTTAAAGTAGAAGCTCAAACTCCTGCATTAAAAAGAGTTGGTAAATGGGTTGCTCATATGATGAGTAAAAAATTTAACCGTAAGTAATAATGGATGTTTTAAAAAAAGGAAGTAAGGGCCCAGCAGTGGTCACTCTTCAAGAATTTTTAAAAATTACAGCTGACGGAGATTTTGGACCTAAAACAGAATCTGCAGTTAAATCATATCAAAAGAAAAATGGTTTAGTAGCAGATGGTATTGTTGGTCCTAAGACTTGGGCTCACATGGGTATTCTTAATACAGACAATGCAGAGAATCTAGAAGTAGAAAAAGCATTAGAGATTAAGAAACATTACATGCCGGTAGGAACTTATTTCCCTGGTCCTGTAAAAAAACAATGGATATTCTTACATCACACAGCAGGATGGGAGAATCCTTATCAAGTAGCTGATATGTGGGCTAGAGATAACAGAGGTAACGTAGCTACTGAGTTTATTCTTGGTGGACAGTCTGTTAAAGATGGTAATACTAAGTATGATGGTGAACTAATCCAATGTTTTCCAGAAGGAGGATACGGATGGCATACAGGTACGGGTAACTCTGTAATGCATAGAAACTCTGTAGCTATTGAAGTATGTAACATGGGTCAGATTGTTAATGGAAAGACTTATGTTAATACTCCAGCTAATCCTGCTCAAATAGTTAAGCTAGCTAAACCTTTCCGTGGATTTCAGTTTTGGCATAAATACTCAGATGCTCAAATAGAAACATTAAAACAATGGATCTTATTTGTAGCTGAGAAATATGATATTGATCCTAGAGTAGGTTTAGTAGAATATGTTAGAGCTAAGGGAGCTGATGGATTTGATGTATTAGATCTAGATAGAGCTAATAAAACTCCAGGAATGTATTCTCACACTAATGTATTGAGAGGTAAAGTAGATATGTTCCCGCAGCAAGAATTAATTGATATGTTATTAAGCTTATAGTATGAAACTAAGAAATAACTGGAACAGCTCAAGAAAGCAGTGGGATAAAGTGATGATAAGATTAAGAGTGTCTAGTTTAGATTTATTTTCACTAGAGATAGATTTATCAAGAGAATTTTATCTCTTAACTATTTTAAACTTTACAATTAAAAATAGATAACTATGAAAAAGATAATTAAAAAACCAAAAACTAAAAAATTGGTTAAAGCTCAAAATGGTACTAGTGTAAAAAGTGATCCACCTAAAACTAAATCTTTTAAAAATCCATTAACTGGTAGAACAAGAGTAACTGAAGGTTGGAAAGAAAAATCAAAAACAACAGGAACTGTTGCACCACGTCCAGGTTATGCTGAAAAAACAGTAGATGTATATAATAAAAAAGGTGACAAAATAAAAACAGTTAATGAAACAAGACAGTTAGTACAACAACCTAGAGGTACTGGTTTTATTAAAAGAGGCAGAAATGTATGGGATTTTGATAAAAAAGTTACTAAATACAATAAAAAAGGATAGTTATGAAACATGGTTTAAAAGGAGTTACAGATGCTACAGTATTTTGTAAGTCAATGCAAAAAGGAGGACCTGCACCAATGATTAGGTCAATGAAGAGTTATGAAGTAGGTGGTATAACAGATACTGCAAGTGGTGAATGCTATGAAATGGTACAAGAAGGACCAGGTAAACCAAAAAGAAGAAAGAAGAAAAAATGTCCTGGTAACAAACAGACAGTAAGAAGTTATAATAGAAGTAGAAGAGTTCCAGGACTTTAACTAATACATACTATTTATACTAATCCAGGTACTTTATATACCTGGATTTTTTGTTTTAAATATATCTTGTTTAAACTTTTATTGTATATTTGTCTAAACTTTTAAAATATATAAAATGGAAAACATGAACCAACATGCACCAGAAATGGAACTATCAGCTGAAGAATTAGCAGAAAAAAAAGCTGACATGCTTAGATTCTATGAAGAATCAATTCCTTACTTAGATGCTCAACTTAACTATGAAAAAAAACTTGCTGAGATAGATGAAGTAAGATTTAGAAGAGCACAGTTTCAAGTTCAAATGGCTATGATGATGAATCCTCAGAATCATGAAGAGTTTGAAGAAGAAGAGAGTGAAAGAGAAGATCTTGCAATGAGTGAAAAACCAGCACCAAAAGAAAGAAAGCTTAAAAAACAATAAACCATGGCACTTGTAAACCAAGTACAAAAGAGGGTTAAAATGCCTAAATGGGATGTTGTAAAATTTCAGATTTTAACTCATTGTTATATTAACCGTATAACAATGAGTGATTCTGATTTAAACTGTTTGACTTTGCTTAGTTTTAATCAACCAATAGAGTTAACTAACTTTTGTTATGATGCATCTTCTGAAGAGGAGTGGATATTTAAAACACCACAGACTGTGAGAAACTGTATTAATAAAGCTGAGAAAAATGGATTAGTATTAAAAGATAAAGACAATAAAAAAATTATTAGTATTAATCCAGAACTAAAGATACAAACAGAAGGTAATATATTGTTAGATTATAAATTCTTTGGTCAGAATGATACCCAAGAAAGCATCTAGCCTATATAAACAAGTTTCTGAAGATCTTGAAATTGATCAAACACTTGTAGAACATTGTATTGATTTTTATTATAAAAAAGTAAGAGAATGTTTAACTAACTTAGTTCATCCAAGAATAAATATTGAAGGGCTAGGTCATTTTATAACAAAAGCATCTACAGTAAAAAAGTCAATACCAAGGTTTAAAAAATCTTTAGAAAATCATGATACATCAACATTTGGTGCATATTTTAATAAAAAAAGAATTGAATTAAAATTAGACCTCTTAATAGTACTAGAACAGAAAATCCTGTTAGAAGAACAAAGAAGACAAACTTTTAAAAAAGAAAAAGATGAAAAATACATTAAAACTAATCTGGGAGAATAGAAACCAAATAATTGAAGGAATAACTAATTCAGTTATTAGAGATGAGACTGTAGAAGAAATAGCAAGACTAAGATATTCTATCTGTGAAGACTGTGAACACAAAGGTAGGAAGTGTGCTGTTAAAGGTACTGCTCCTTGCTGTAATGAATGCGGGTGTTCACTTAACTTTAAAACAAGATCTTTATCCTCATCATGTCCACTAGGTAAATGGGAAGCACTTACTACAGAAGATAAAGAAGATGAGTTAGATGCATTAGATGAATCTGAAAATGCATAATTGGGAACATTTTCAAACAGATGGTATGGCTGCACAAGGCCCTAACATTATGTATAGTACAGATACTAATGACAAACTTGCACATTACATGTCTATAGAAAATTCTGTAGGTTTTGTAGAGTGGATGGAGAGCAGAGGTAAAGTAGATTCTGAGACAGCAAAAAGTTTGATAACTATGTTGAGATCAGAAGACATAGATAATTTTAACATAGCAATACTTGCTATAGAACAATTAAAGAAATGAGTATAGTATTTAATGCAGCAGATCATAGCTATAAAAGCTTGACTCCAGATGAGAATATCAACTGGATAAGTGTTACCTCTGTAGTATCAGCTTTTAAAAAACCTTTTGATGCTAAAAAAACTGCAGAGAAAGTTAGCAAGAATAAAAAGTCAAAATGGTTTGGTATTGATCCTGTTATTATACAGCAGATATGGACTAATGAAGCAGACAGATCTACTACCTTAGGTACATGGTACCATAACCAAAGAGAAGATGACTTATGCTCTTTAGCTTCATTAGAAAGAGAAGGAGTTACTATACCTGTATTTAAACCATCTGGTGAGAATAATGGTATAAGAATGGCTCCAAGTCAAAAGTTAGAACCAGGCGTGTATCCAGAACATATGGTCTATCTTAAGTCAGCAGGCTTATGTGGCCAATCAGATTTAGTTGAAGTAGTCAATGGTAAAGTAAATATCACTGACTACAAGACTAATAAAAAGATAGATATGGAATCTTATGTGAACTGGGAGGGTATGCCGGATAAAATGCTACCACCAGTAGATAACTTAGATGACTGTCATTTCTATCATTATGCTCTACAATTGAGTATTTATATGTATATTATATTAAAGCATAATCCTAAACTAAAACCAGGAAGAATATTTATACATCATGTTGTATTTGAAGTAGAGGCTGAAGATAACTGGGGATATCCAATAACTAAGAAAGATGAAAATGGAGAACCAGTTATAAAAGAAGTTATACCAATTGCTGTACCTTATTTAGTAGATGAAGTACAAGCTATTATTCATTATATGAAAGATAATCCAATTAAAAAGAAATAAGCATGTTAATCAAACTATTTGACATACAGAATAATATCATTGTACCAACAGAACATTGCTATACTCTGAAGGCTCTGAAAGATATAATGGATGAGTATCCAGAAGATTATCTTAAGATATATCAGTACTTATTCTACATGACATGTCCTAATCCAGATATGAATCCTTTCTTCTATACACCAGATATAGACAAAGAGAATTTAATTATGCAGCAGATAGAAGGGGAGTTCTCAACAGAAGATGATAGTATATTTACTGCATTAAAGTTCTGTGAGAGAATGTATGAAACACCAACATCTAGAGCATACAAGGGTATTGCATCTATGTTAGATAGATTAGCAAGATATATGGAAGTAACTACAATTACTGCAGGTAGAGATGGTAATATAAACTCTCTTATTAGTGCAGCTAAAAACTATGAAGCTATTAGACAATCTTTTAAAGGTGCTTATAAAGATCTTCAAGAAGAACAACAAAGTAGAGTAAGAGGTGGTCAAGGATTAGCATATGATATGTAATGAGTGAAATTTACCAAGACATACCAACCTATGAAAATGGAAACTGGACAACTACAAGTTTTGAATCCAGAGAGGAGTTCGGCAACTTTATCTTTGGAGTATTTAAAGAACCAGGTAAGTACAACTTCAATGAAACTACAAATAAAGTTTTCATATCTGAGTCACTTAAATTCAAAAAAGATGGAGTATACACTACAGCTCCATTCAAATCAAAAGACTACATAAATTACTGGGATGACCAAAAAGCTAAATGCCGTAAAGGTATTATAGTAAAAGATGCTAATAATACATGGTTTGTAGCTAGAGAATATTACATGTGGTTAAACTTCTTACCTATCTTTGATAAAGAGATACAACAGTTTGGTTTTGCTAAGATTAGGGATGCTCAGTATCACATGGCTTTATATGAACTATTAGCAGAAATAAACTACAAACATGCTGCTATCTTAAAGAAACGGCAGATAGCCTCTTCTTACTATCACATGGGTAAGTTTATAAATCAACAATGGTTTGAAGCTGGAGTCACTTTAAAGATGGGTGCTAGTCTTAAAGATTATATCAATGAAAAAGGATCCTGGAAATTCTTACAAGAATATGCAGCATTCTTAAATGAGCATACTGCATGGTATAGACCTATGTCTCCAGATAAAGTAATGATGTGGCAACAGAAGATTGAAGTAAGAAAAGGAGATAGAAAAGCTGAAGTGGGTCTTAAAGGTACTATACAAGGTATGTCATTTGAGAAAGATCCAACAAATGGTGTAGGGGGTCCGGTTAAATACTTCTTTCATGAAGAAGCTGGAATTGCTCCTAAGATGGATCAGACATATGAGTACATGCGCCCGGCCATGAGATCTGGACTTATTACTACAGGTATGTTTATAGCTGCAGGATCTGTGGGTGATTTATCTCAGTGTAATCCATTAAGAG